TCGCTATAATATACCCTCTCCATGTATAGCTAGCGGTCGCCTTACTATACTCATACATACAAATTTTTCTTGGAGCAACAGCTGTAGCAAGGTTCTCTATCATAAAAACCCAATCTACTGTGGGACTAAATGTAATAGAATGTGGGTACATCATAGGTGTGTTGTATACAACTACATACGGTGCACCAGCAGAAATAGCGGTACCTCCAATCGATGGAGAGATAGTAATACCTGTCGCAGAAGATCTAACAGTTATCGAATACCACGTTGTAATCTTGGCAGGATCTGTTGATCCGAAACCAATTACCATACCCACCATAGATGCTGTAAAGTTAGTTCCAGTTCCGGTTACAGCCGTTGTTGTAACCTGTACAGTTCCAACAGTATCAACTACTTCTTGCATTGGGAAAGTTCTTGCAACTGGAAATGGGCCGACATACTTATCAAGCGCGGTACTTCCAGTGTTTTGTATCATTAAGGATCCAAGATTAGTCTTGGTCGAATCATATGACGAAATAGGCGTTGTGGATCCTGTGAATTTATGTTTTACAGCTCTATATGGCATTTTAGTTTTGTGTTAGTAGTGCTCTTACAATTATACCATCTGTTAGTGATGTAGGACTGTAGCGTATGTATGTAGTTTCATTTGCTTTGTCGGTTGTGTTGTATGCAGTCCAACTACTACCCCCATCTGTAGACTTCTCCCATGTACCGTTTGCGCTTGCCACTGTTGTGTCTGTAAGTAATGACGAGCCTGTATCAGCATTAAACAACTCAATCTTTAGTGTCGGCACTGTTCCACCAAACATACAACAGAACCTCCATGCAAACCTTTCTGTTGATGTGCTAGAGAGAGTTGTTGAGAGTTGGTAATGCGAATCCGTATCCCCATCCTCATACGTAACCGCTACTTTTAATATTCTTGCTGGTACGCACAGTGTACCTATTGTAAAAAATTCGAACATAAATTGGATAGCATTTGCTGCTGTAACTGATGAGAGATCATAATCATCTGTAAGTAGCACCCATGAACTTGTTGCGTTTAGTCCTATATCAGCTGTTCTATAGTATGCTCTAAATGGTTCTGTAGGAATTCTGGTTTCCGCATCGCCATGATCATTATCGTTAATCACAAACAACTGATCGAACTTTACGCAACCAGTAGTTGAAAGTGATGGTGTAATAACTCTTTGGTTCGTAGTTGACGCATATGTCCAATGAGCTCCGAGAGGCAATGAATACATTTGGTTAAGTAGTGCTGTTGCACCCATTCTGACAATGTGCACAACGCCATTCAAAGAATCACACGATTGAAGCTGCGCTCCCGTATTGAAGTGAATAGGATTGATGCGCGCTATAGATTGATCTTGTTGTTTATCATCAACACCAAATATGTGATCAAATGGAGTCGTATCGGTTGATGGATATCGGGTTACGTAATGTCTAAAAGATGTACCTGATGTAAATGTAGTTATCAAGAATCTATCTATAGTACTAATATATTTAATATTAGTCATGGTTCCGGATGCAGGAAACGTTGCTATACCTCCTGGCGGTATTTCCTGTCTAATATTGGCTGCGGTAATGTAAGTTGTGTTACCAGTCGTTATACCTGATACCGCGGCACAACAGAGTCTCGTTGTTGTTACAAAGTACAGGAATGAAGATCCTGACCCTGGTCCATGAGAAGTAGTAGCAATCTCTAGATTCTGTGCTGACTGGTTGGGTATTGTTCCTGTCACAGCTTGTGTACCTGTTATGACGATATTAGCTCCAGCAAGTGTCATCTTACCTGCTGCAACCGTATCGTTTGCGCACAAATTATATCTAAAAAATCTTGATGTAGATGTGTTTGTTCCGTCTAATACATAGGCATAATGCGTCTGCTTATTAATCTCTGCTTCAATCGCTATACCACTGGCTGCTGTGTTTGTTACAGTTCCAGTATCTGCCAGCCAATATACACCTCTTTCGTTTCTTACTGTACTGGCAATAGATGGAAATGTTGAACCTGCAGTAGTGAAGTCATGGTATCCAGCACCTTTCAGAAGGAACAAGCCTCCGTTTACTGCGGTGGTATTAGTTAGTAATATTGCAAACCTCAACTCTTCAATTACATAGGAAGTTCCTGCTGGTATTACCCCAGGAGGCGTCGTTAGGTTTAGTGAAGTATCACTTGTAATCGCTCCTATGTGATACCAGTTAGTAATTGCGGTTGGATCAGTTGAGCCAAATCCGATACGTGGTCCGAGACCTCCAGATACTGAGGTTGAGGCGGTACCTGCAGCCAAAAGGTCTGTTGAGAACAAAGTACTTGTTCCAGTAACTGTACAAGATGCAATTACAAATGCAGTACCTGCAGCGATTGGACTTGAACATCCTAGTATTGTAATAGATGTAGTACTGGCAAATGCCACGATTGGATACCAACAGTTAATCTGAGCTACGTTTGTACTACCAAAACCTATCATTCTACCTATATGAGTAGCTGCAAATGTTGTACCTACTCCTGTGACAGCTCCGGCAATTGTTACTGTCACAGTTCCTGTGGCAAATATACTTACTGGAGCTGCTACGGCTACGGTTCCTGTGGTGTGGAGATAGCGTATTGCCTTAAAACCTCTTGCTATGTTTGTTGCTTGTGGAGTAGTTGCTGTAATGAATCCCTTCCAGTTATATGTCGCTAAGCTTTTGTTGTATTCATATAGGAATATACGCTTAGCTGCAGCTGTGGTAGCTTCAATCATGAAGACCCGGTCGATAGTTGAACTAAAGCTAATGATAGAGGGGAAAATCATAGGCACTGCCGTTGACTCTTCCATAGGTCTTGCTACCGCCACAGGTAGTGGGCCTACGAAGTTGTCTTCAGGCAACACACCACTACTCTGTATCATCAAGGTTCCAAGATTCGTTTTTGTTGAATCGTACGAAGAGATAGGAGTGGTAGTTCCTGTAAAATTGTGTTCGACAGCTCTAAGTGACATATTAATTTTGAGTTAACAATGCTTTAATTCTAATATTATCCGGTAGAGTCGATGGAGTATATCTTATATATGTTATCTCATTTGCTTTGTCGGTTGTGTTGTATGCGGTCCAGTTACTACCAGCATCAATTGTTTTCTCCCAAGTTCCATATGTCGCAGATGTGGTGGTATCGTCTAGAAGAAGTCCTCCAGTAATTGCATCGTATAGGCGTATTCTTAGTGTTGGTACTGTAGTTCCAAACGCAGTTGAGAATCTCCAAGCAAACCGCTTGCTTGAAACTGAACTTTGGCCGCCTGATGGCTGGTAATGAGAATCAGTCGTGTAGTCATCATACAGAACTGCTAATGACATAATTCTGGCTGCTGAGCTTAACATCGAGATGGTTTCGAATTCAAACATAAACTGGATTGTAGAAGATGGAGATACTCCATCTAGATCTCCATCTCTAGGTAACAGAGTCCACTCACCCGTGTTATCAGTTATTCCACTTATCCTATAGTAAGTAAACACTGCTCCGAGTGGAATGATAAACCTACCAGCACCAAGACTATCTACTTTTGAAACCAATAGTCTTCTAAACGACAGACAGTTAGGAGTAGATATACTAGGAGAAATTACCCTTTGGTTAGTTGACGCTGCAAATGTTGTGTGTGCGGCTAGTGGGATGGCATACATGTGACACAATAGGGCTGTTGCTCCGTGTTTTATAACATGAGCAATACCGTTCTCACTCCATACAGATGTAACCTGCGATAGAGAGTTAAAGAATATTGGTATGTTTGGATCAGCAATTGACTGCTCTTGCTGCTTAACATCCACTCCCCAAATATGATCAAACTGATCTCCAGCGGTAGCTGGGTATCTAGTAACATACTGTCTAATACCCGCAGCTCCTGTTGTAAGCACAATTAGACGATCCATAGAATCAGCGATTTCTACACAGTTAAGTGCTGATGTGGCTGGGAAGGTTGATACTGATCCTGTAGGTATTTCAGGTCTGTTGTCTGATATCCATCCTAGGTTACCGGTAAATATCTTAGACACTGCTGCACGGTATATACGAGTTGTTGTAACAAAGTATAGTGATAGCTCACCTGCTCCTGGGCCATGGTTTAGTGTACCAATTCTTCCATTGTTAACTCCGGACAGTGTACCTGTTACTAATTGGTTAGATGTAGAGATAACATCAGCTGAGTCTATGATGAACGATGCTCCTGAACCTATGGTTCCAGCAGATGAGGATAGTGTGATTGATGTGGTTGAAGTGAATGCAGATATTGTATACCAAGTAGTTACTGTTGCTGGACTTGTAGTACCAAAACCAATCATCATACCTACCATACTTGCTGTAAATGTAGTACCTGTACCAGTTACAGCCACTCCTGATACAGCTACTGTACCTGTAGTGTAGTATGCAATTGACATAGTCATCTTACCTGAAGCTATAGTACCTGTTGCTCTAAGATTGTATCTGTAAACTCTGGCGAATGTAGAACCGAATCCGTCTAGTACGTAAGCATAGTGTAGTCCCTTGTTAACCTCTGGTGCAATGGTTAGTCCACAAGGTTGTTGGTTTGTAACTACGTTACCTGTTGTACCTGCGTCGGAGAGCCAGTAGACAGCCTTTATATCGTCAGTGGTTGTAGCTGCGGCAATCGTCGTTGCTCCATTTGTGGTGAAGTCAGAATAGTTAACTCCTTTAACTAGATGGAGTCCTCCATTCGCTACAGTTGCATTAGTTGCAGTAATGGCGAATCTTAACTCTTCTATCACGTATGCTGATCCAGACCCTATTGTTCCTGCGGATGTACTTAAAGTTATTCCAGTATTACTAGCTATTGCTGAAATTACGTACCATGTTGATATTGCAGTTGGGTCTGTCGATCCGAAACCTATTCTTGCACCAACAGCAATACCCTCGTCTCGAAAAAGAGTATCAGTTCCAGTTACAGCGGTTGTAGTAACTTGCACAGTACCTGTAGTATGTTGATATCTGAGCGCTCTGAAACCTCTTATCGTATGTGCGGTTGCTGAAGTAAGTGTCGCTATAATATACCCTCTCCATGTATAGCTAGCGGTCGCCTTACTATACTCATACATACAAATTTTTCTTGGAGCAACAGCTGTAGCAAGGTTCTCTATCATAAAAACCCAATCTACTGT